AGAAGGCACTTTTGTATGTAATCGTCAAGCAATACTTGATAGTTGCCGGCAATGGTGTTGTTTGCTACATCAGTCTTTATCTTATTGAACAAGTCAGTTCCCAAAAATGGAAGTAACCACTTATCCTGTGCAAGATAGATAGATGGATAGATAAGATTAGGGTCAACACTTCCGTTTACCGTAGTGTATTTCTTGACGTAGTTTTCTGAGATTAGTAATACTTCAGCCATAGTAATATTTATTGATTGCCGTATATAGGATTGGTTGGAAGGAAGCCGTTATAGTCCATGTCAGTTGGAAGCTTTGCCACAAGTGAGTTGTTTCTTACTTTATAACCCATCCTCTCGGCCATTGCCACAGCAATACGTTTTGCATCAGGGTCATTTGGGTTAATCTTCGCACCCTTTGCATCTACATACACACGCTTTTCCCAAAAGTGTTGACAGTTACCACCGCCTTTGTAAAACCATATATCGTATGTATCCGCTCCTTCAGGTCCCCATCCTGGATTTACCGCTACATTTTCCATTGCAACAATATCTTCTTTGCGGTAAAGCTTACCCGCTTCAAGCATCTTCTTGCAGAATGGACGCATATTAGTATGCCTAAAATCACCTGCGTAAACGTAACGAGTAATAAAGTATTTGCCATCGATAATAGCGTCCTGCTCACTTTTAGCAGCTGGGCGTGCTGTACCTGTTGTAGCAAACTCGTGAACTTCTTCATCCGCGTTGTAGGCATCAATCAATATCCAGTCTTCACTGCCATCTTCACCAAGTGCAATTAATGCACTTGCCACTTCGCTGTCATCTACTTTTTTTTTTAACTCCATCGAATTTGATGGAATAGATTCAGCAATTTGCTGTACTGATGTTGGTTGAGCAGGTGCAGATGTTTGATTAACTAATGGTGTATTTGGCACAATTTCAAAGCTAACACCGGGCATTTGATTGCTTAATAGTTCTGTGATGCTTTTATTGATTTTTGCTTGATATGGCTCAACAACTTGCTTATTGAATATCTCAAGACCAACAGCCATTTCGTCTTTATTGCTACCAAAGCCACCACCTGTATCGCGAATACCAAAAAGCAATGGAGTAGTTACACGGTGAGCAGTAATTATCTTTTGAGTAGCAGTAGTATCCATCAGTTGATACTGCTTGTCTGCATCATTAACCGGGAAGGGAGTGATTTCAGTTTTGGGTTGATCACGCTCATTGAAGAACATAACCACCTTACCTGCATTACGTGCGCCACTCATCTTGTTTTCCCAATCCATCATCATTTGCTGCTTCTGCTCAGGCGTTGCTTGCCCGTTGTAGAAGTTGATGATAGTAGAAGGGAAAAGACCGTTTGATATTTGGTTGATATGGAATATCGAAATCTGCTTATCTAACTCGATGTAGTTGATAGCAGACCAATAATCAGGGCGTGGATAGGAATCACTGCCCGTATAGGTGAAGCACCAATATATTTGACGTGGCTCTTGCTCACGTGTTAGGTAGTTGTATTTAGGAATGAACTCAGGTGTGTTCTTCTTCTTGCGAATGTTTGACCAATCATAGCTGTGATATATACCAATCTCACTTTCATCTTCCTGATTAATAGCAATGCGGCACTCTTCAAATGGTATAGCATTAAGCTTAGATATAACCGTTCTATCATTACTCCAAATCACTTCAATGAAGAAACCACCAAATAACTTTAGGTCATGTGCTGCTGCATAGGTCAAAGTATCAATATCCAGTGCATCAAGTTCAGCCTGATATTGCTCCGATTGAATACCCTTTCCTGCTATCATATCACCAATGGCAACAACCAAAGAACCATGCACGGGTGATTCATGCGAAAGGTCACGCAAGTATTGTGGGAAATCATTTTGGTCACCATAGTTAACCCATCCTTTGCGGTCAACTTTTTCAGCATCACTCTTTGCTACGTATTCGCTAAGCTTTAGTGACACTATATTTGATTCGTTATGGCTCATAAATTATATCGTTTGGTATTATATCACTTGGTATATCAAACCATGTAGTGTTGGCTTTTAACACAGCATATCCACGCTCAACCAAACCAACAACAGCAGCATTTGACGGATTAGTATTAGATGGAGAATTTTGACCATACACTTCATATCGGTATCTGCCTGCTAAGGTAAGGCCAACTGTGGTTAATGATAACTGTGTTACCCTAACACTTTCACTCACGATGTTAGCAACCTGTGCAAGGTCATTGCCCGTTGTGCTGTTTTCTTCATGTGTAAGTATTACAAGGTAATTTGTGAATGGTGTAGCATAGTATTGGCGTGCCTCATCAAGCGATAAGTACACAAACTGATTTGCCGTATTGGTAAATAGATAAATCATTTTTTTGATATTAAAAAGGGCAAGTTAAAGAACCTGCCCCTTTTTACATAATACAACAGACACAAAAACGGAAAAACAAATCTTAGTAAGCAGGGCTTACAGTAATGCCAGGGAAATTCTGAAATGGCGTTTCTGTAGCTGGGTCAAATGCCTCAAGGTGTACAGCGGGTGCAAGCTCTTCTGCAATAACTGTAACCTGATAACCCATCAAATCTGCTTTCTGTGCTCCTGATTGTACGGTACCAGCAGTTAACTGAGCACCTTCACCAATACCTACAAAAAGAATTTGATCATCATTAGTGCGTACAAATACTACCATCTTAGCTTTTGCCACGTTCAAGAATTCGTTACGCATATCCTGCGCAAGTTTTCCAAACGTCCATTGCACTTCCTGTGAGAAGAACAAAGTTCCTGTTTCCAAATTCTTTTGTACTGTCTCAACATAAGAACCTGAATTGCGGAATGGTACATAGCGGTAGATAGTGGCAGTAGGCAATCCGTCAATTTCACCTGTCACAGCATCATAAGTGATACCTGAAGTGAAATCATCGTAGTTAGCAATCAATACTTCTTTAACACCACCGATACCCTCAAGGCATCCGAGTGTAAATCCTTTAGTTAAATCACAAGCCATATCTAATTAAATTTTTAAAAGGGGGCTATTACACCCCCTTGATTATTTTAAAGATTATCCCCAGTAGGTGATGTCTTCACCAACTGCAATCTGAGCACCGAGATAGAAACGTGCACCATAGCGAACGTTCTGTGAACCATCAAGATTCTGCATATCCAAAATGAACACTTCGTTCATTTGGTTTTCCTGCCATGTACCAAGCATCAAGTTTGACTTCTGTGCAAAGATGATTTTGTTAGCAGTCATACCGGGACATACTGCGATTTCGTACATACCTACGAAACGCTTAGATACTTCAGGTCCACCTGTCAAGTACCAACCATTGCCATCAGCAATTTGAGCTTGCATGTAAGCTTCCCATGCAGCCTGTCCCATGTAAAGAATTGGCTTTTCAGCAGCACCTTTAACAGCAGTAGGAGCAGTGTTGATTACATCCCAAATGTTAGCAATTATGTTAGTTGAATCCAAAGTACCTGAACCTGCGTTAACAGCACCTGAACCACCGGCTGCAATCAAAGTTTCAAAGCCATCGTACTGACCAGCTGTTGCGTTAACACCTGACCACATGATAGTTTCGTTAGCAGCAGCGATACCACCTACCAAGCGGCCAATGATAGCATCTTGGATTTGGGTGTTTACACGGCCACTCATTACATCAGCAGTAGACCAATCTGTGAAGAAGTCCTTCTTACAGATTTGGCGTTGTACTTGGAACTCTTCCAAAGTCAAGATACGCTCGGTCAAAGTGATTGTACCTGTTGGGGTAAAGTCACATGTACCTGCAGCGAATGTTACAGTGTCATCAATTTTACGTGCTACTGATTTGTAAGGCACGTTAGGCTTCATTGTTACGTACTGAGTTGATACGTTTGACAACAAAGCTTTAGCTACGATTTCACCAGCTAATTCACCTGCATAGGTGGTGGTGAGTGAAGTTGTTGTTGGCATAATTAAAAAAAATTTATGAGGTGAATTAATTTACTTTTTTAGCACGGATTTGTTCCATGAAGTCGCTGAATGAATTACCATTTGATGCAACTACCGGAGCATTGTTCTTTTTAAATTCTTGTGATTTTACAGATGGAACTGCAGGTGCCTTCTTAACAGAAGCAAGTTCAGCCTTTACAGCATCAGCATCTTTCTTTGCAGATTCTACCGCTGCAGCCAGTTCAGTCTTTTCAGCTTCAAGCACAGCGATACGTTCAGAGAGTGAACCAATAACAGCTACTAAATCTTCGCTGCTCATTTCAGTTGACTGCTCTTCTCTTTCAATTTCAGCATCATCAGCGGTAGAATAGATTTTGGTACCATCAGACAAAGTACCTTCTACTGCAAACTTTACCTCTGTGGCAGCTGCTTCAGTAGCGGTTTCCTCTTCGAATTTGATACCAACAGTTGAAGGATCAATGCCGTACTTATTGAAAACGGATTTGATTTGTTCTTTGATGTTTGACATGTTGGATATTTTGGTATTGTAGCAAAAACACTGTTTTGTTACATCCAACATTTTGCTTTATCTTAGCACTATAAATAATTACAGAAATTATGAGTACAACCAAGACACCTTACTCACACAAAGTGAGTGCAAGACTAACAGACAAACAGCTAAAGGCTGTACAAAGAGCAGCAAAGACTAACAAGATGACAGTTGCTGAATACATCCGCGCTTGCATCTTGTGATTGTTTATTGGATTAGGGTTAAAAAAAGAAGGGCCACGTTTGGCCCTTTCTTTTTAACACTTATACCTAAATCTATTATAAATTAACCAAGTCAAAAATATCAAAACAAGGTTTCAATACCTGTCTCAAGACTCAGTTGTTTTCCACAATTCTCATTCTTACCACCGGCAGGAAGGAATTCCATGTAAGCAATAACGCTTGCATCATGAGTCAAATCAGGATTGTACGTTAAAGTCTTAGTAGCTATGTTGTAAGCATTAGTACTACCTGCTTGCAAGTTGATAGTGCTATCATTGCCGGGTGTAAGTGGTATGTTTAAGGTGCTGCCATACACATTATCCGTAGTGGTTTGACCTGCTCCATTCATCAATCGGTACATGTACATATACCCATCATACGTTTTACCGAATGAATTGATGAGCTTCTTGTAGTCAAAAGTATTTGCATCAATACCATTGATGTACACCGTGCTTTTCAATGTACTACCAGTTGGCTTTTCAATATCCATAGCAATGGATGTGATGTGCGTTTCACCTTTTACAGGTACGATGTTATAGGTCACGCGGCTATTCCATATCACATCATCCATAGTCATGCCGGGTACAAGTGCCAAAAACTCACTACGCTTTAGTCTCTTCTTAGGTGTGATGGCGTATTTGCTTGTCCACTTGATTACTGTCTTGCCTGTTGCATCCTTACCCCACAAACGTGCACGATATCCAACACGCATAACAGGGTCTTTCATATCCGATGCTACACCATTGATTACCGTTTCATACGGCTCATAGGTTTGCTCAATAGTCGATTCTGTAAAGTGCAATGCTTCGGCTACATAGTACACGTTTTGACCTGCCAAACCCGATACACTTGGATGCACTACCCATCGTGCATCTTTGTTTAGAGTATAACCTTTGGCTGTTTGACCAATGATGTTATAGCCCATGTGATAGATGCTGTTTGCAGCAAAGTTGAAAGGGTAAAGACCAAATGCCACAGGTGCAGGTGTAACAAACTCAACCGTGTAGTATATCTTCATTGTGCCTGATGTGCTATCATAGTTCTCATACACAATGATGTTGCGGAAGGTACGTGATTGTACCTGTCCATTATACGGTTCCATTTCCTGTGGTAAGCCAAGCACCTCAAGTGCCTTGTCAATGTTTATCATATTAATTATTTAATGGTTGCATTGCTAAGTATATGATCTAACTCCAGCACCAATTCCGCTTCATAATTTTTCACACCACTCATAGCCACACCTACTTCATTGAAAAAGCCTTCAATGCTATATCCTTTCACCTTGCCAAGCTTTACATCTTCCCACACTGAATCTTCATCTACGTGTGTGCCTATAAACCATGTGCCATCAGGTAACTCAGGTAGTCCAAGTTGGATGCTCTTATCCTGTTTGCCTTCCTTTAGCCATGACTCGACAACAGTCACACCCGTCACTGGTATCTCATGCTGCAAGTTGGTTGTGTGTTGCAAGTTCTTTTTAAAGAACTGATGCGCTATCTTTTGTACGGTTGACTTTTCAAAGAACACATAGTATGGTTCTCCCTTGTCATCATAGCGAAGTATCTCCTTATCCGGTATAAGTGCAGGACCATAAAGCATTCTACGCTCATCATCTATCTTTGATAGTTGCATTTTGCTTAATGCTATCCAGTTCTCTTCTATTGCTGGTGAATCAACAAGGCCCATTGCTGTAATGCCCAAGCGGCCTTCTTCATCAATTACACATTTTACGATTTTTCTTTTTTCCATGTTACAAAGTTATATATATTTGGCTATCCAATTTTCATCATAGTTTTGGTTTCGATAGGTAAGACTGCCCTCACGTGGGCAGTTCTTATTTTTAGCCTATCCTACTTAAGTCTTCTACTTTTTGCCTTACTTCCTGTTGACTTGCCACATCACCCGCAAGCACATATGCACGTGGTGTTACCTGTTCAGGTCTATCGGCTATGTTTAGACCACCTCCTTGAAATTGCTGTTGTGCAATGGTTGCAACATTGGCAAGACCTGATGCTATTGCAACACCTGCAGCAATGAATGGTTGAGCAGGAAAAAGTACGGTTGCAGGGTTAGCCGCTGCACTTGCAAATATTGCGTTTGCCCCCTTGTATGTATCAACTGTTGCCTGTGCTATGCTCACAGCCTTTTGAATTTTAAAGGCTGCCTTTGCACGCTTTTCATCACCTTTGGCAAATGCCGCTGCAAGATTACCTATTGCACCCAACGTATCTGATGCTAATGATAATTTTGCATCCTTAGTTTCTTGTTCAATAGCAAGTACTTTACGCTGTTTTTCTTTTTCAATCTGTTCAAGCATTGCAGCATCGTTTGCGTATAATCGCTCCTTTTCTGCATATTCAGCATTTAATGCTTCAATTCTTGCTTGTGCATCGCCACCAATATTTTCAAATTGCAAGCGTTGTAGTTCAACCTGTCTTGCAAATGTGGCATCTTGTGTTGCTATGGTATTAGTAGCAAGATTTTGATCTATCTCTTGCTTCTTTTGCGCAAATGCAATTTCAGCATCCAAACGTGCTTGTGTACCTACATTGTATTTATCAATTTCATTTTGTAATGCAGCTAATGCAATAATCTTTTCCTGCTCTAAAACATCACGTTGTGCTTTTAATCTATCTAAATCATTTTTTATGCTATCAGCAGTAAACTTAGCTTCTGCAATAGCAAGTTCTGATTGACTTTGTAATGAAGCTTTGTTTAATTCGTTTAATTCTTTATTTAATGCAATCTCATTGACAAGTTGCTCCGACTTTAACCCGGCTATTTTAGCTCTAACACCATCAACTCCAGCCAATGCTTGAGTTAATGCAACTTGATTATCTATGGTTTTGTTATGGTCATATGTTGCTTTTGCTGCTGCAACTTGTGCTTGTGCCGCTGCTAATTCTGCCTGCTCTTGTTTAGCTAATACTTCGCCTAATTGATTATTAGCATTGATTCTATCCTGAATACTTTTGCTTTCATCATCTCGTGTTTGTCTAAGCAATTCAGCTTGTCTATCATATTGTTCAGCTAATCGTGCTTGTTCAGCTGCTGCTAACTTTGCATTGTTTTGTAGTTGTACTAATTGCTTATTAGCGTTATATGTTTCAGTTACATATTTCCCAAAAGCATTTGCACCTTCTACTACTGCATCTGTTACTTTATTAACTGTATCGTCTACACCTGTCAGTATATCAATCGATTCTTTTCCTGCATTTTTAAATGATGTAAGAGCAGCATCAAATTCACCAGTAAATAGATTCTTTATACCTTCTGCGATAAAACCTAACGTATCTAAAAATGAATTGAAACGTTCTATCAGATTATCTACAATGGCATCACCGAAAGCTTTAAGCGATTCAACTGGATCATTAAATATTGCTTTAAAATAATTTACAACAGTTCCCGCATTCTCACTGATATAAGTAAATGCATCGCGAATTATATCGGTAAATGTTCCAAATGCTGCAGAAAACGTATCTGCAATAGGCTGTGTAGATTGTATAACACTTTTAATAGTGTTAAAAGCAGCAGTAAGAAGAGCAACTACACCTGTAGCTTTTGCTAAACCATTGATAGTAGAACCTACTTTTTTAAATCCTGATTCTGCTCCTTTTGCATTATCGCCTAATTTTTTAGCTGATGCAGCTGATTCATCTAATTTGTCTGCAGTTTTTCCTGCTTGATCACCAATATCAGCTAATGAATTATTCGCTGCATCTAATGCCGCTGGGTCAACTTTGATTTCCCCCAAACTATCATTGATATCATTAATCTTTGCATTGAGATTCTCAAGATTTTGCTCAGACTTAGATGTATCAACAATAAAACTTTGAACAATAGGCTCTGCCATTAGTATATCAGATTATAGATTAAATAAAATATTCCAAAAAGGATTGCAAAACGCCACGTGTATAGGATAATATACCACAGCACACGCTGCCATTTGCGAAGTTGTAAGTTATGCTTACCACTTGTCTTGATTCCGAGTTGCAAATAGCGCATTGAGTTCTTAATTGTGTCCATTATGATATTTTGCTTTGTTGGTATTGTATGGATGCTGTTGTGATTAGGTTGGCAGGGAAGGTACCACCACCCGCTACGTTCAAATATAGTCTATGTTCAGCAGGATTAGCTGCAACATTTACACCCATTGTAAACGTATATGCAGTATTGTTGATTTGATTGATAGCAGTTATAGCACTCACTGTTGCCACA